AGAAGGGAAGGTGGAGTCCACTGGTCATCTAGCACACCTGACGACCGAGGAACTGGAGCAACTTGAGCGCATCCACGACAACGCGGCTGAACGGGCCAAGGTCGATCAAGACTGAACTCGCTGAACGGAAACTCTACAAGTTCATCGAGCAAGTGTGGCCGACGATTGAGCCGGAAGAACCGTTCGTTGGAGGCTGGCATATCGAGGCGGTCTGCGATCATCTTGAAGCCTTGGTCAATCGCCAGATCCGCAATCTGTTGATTCTGATTCCACCACGCCATACAAAAAGTCTCACCGCCTCGGTCTGTTTTAACCCGTGGGTCTGGATTCGACGACCGGAGCTACGGTTTATGTATGCGTCTTATTCGGCCTCGCTCTCCCAGGAACACTCGGTATTAAGTCGGCGCGTGATTGACAGTAAGTGGTATCAGGAACGATGGGGCCATAGATACAAGCTCACAACTGACCAGAACGTGAAAACGCATTATGAAAATACGAAACGAGGGTACAGGATTTCTACAAGCGTTGGTGGCACGGTCACTGGTCACGGTGCTGACTTCCTTGGGCTAGATGACCCGCACAGCCTTAACGATGTCCATAGTGAGACGGCAAGGTTCAGCGTGCATCAGTTCTACCAGAAGGTGTGGCATAGCCGACTGAACTCACCGAAGACTGGGTGCCGGTTTTGCATCATGCAGAGAGGCCACCAGGATGACATCGCCGCTGCCATGATTGACACGTTTAAGTATGAGGTCTTATTGCTTCCAACTGAATACGATCCGAAGCGGTCAACGGTCACTAGTCTCGGGTTCAAAGACCCGCGCACCACGGCGGGAGAACTGCTCTGTCCTGAACGAAAAGGACAGCAAGAGGTTGATGAGGATAAGCGAATCAAGGGTCGAGAGTTCGAGACGCAAGACAATCAGAACCCGCAACCAGAATCGGGCGTGATGTTCAAACGTGCCTCATTTAAGATTGTCGAGGCGCTTCCGGTAAAGGGACGGCTTCGCACGGTAAGGTTTTGGGACTGTGCGGCAACGGAGTTTACGCCAGGGAAAGATCCTGACTGGACCGTGGGGACGAAGCTCTCGAAGTTCGATGACGGCATGTATTACGTCGAGGATGTGGTGCGGGGTCGATGGACTCCAGGCGTGGTGGACACCACAATCCTGAGAACGGCTCAGCTAGACGGTCGCACGGTGAAGGTCCGAGAGGAGCAGGAGCCAGGGGCGAGCGGGAAGAGTGTCATCGCGAATCATGTGCAGATGCTTGCAGGGTATGACTACGCGGGAAAGAGTCCGAGCGGGGCGAAGACAACTCGGTGGCGACCGTTTGCGGTGCAGGCTGAAGCTGGGAACGTCGCTATCATGCGAGCCGAGTGGACGCAGGATTGGCTGCAAGAGATGTCAGGCGTGCCAGATACCGCGCACGATGATCAAGCGGATTCAGTGGCCGGTGCCTTTGATGACGTGGCGCTTGCTAGGCGAAAGGCGAGAACGGTCGCCGTGCGTGAAGTATGAGTATTACTTATAAAGAAGTTACGGAGTGATCTAAGAGTTCGTATGGATAAGATCAACCCCGCAATTGAAATCATGGTCGCGTGTGGTGCATGGTTGTTGTTTATCGCGGCGTTAGCGTGGGTGATGTTTCCTGAATGGGTCATTAACCTTCCTCGATACTTACGCGACGCCATATTGTTTACTAGTCACCGATGAGTGTTAAGTCTAGACTTGCTGGATGGGTTGTCGGTCGCGTCGTGTCTGACGTACTGAGCAACATGCAGGTCGAGAAGTCCCACCGAGAGACGGTTGTAAAGGCGGTGAAATATATGATCAAGCCAAGGAAGGAACCGGTGGCATGGCATGGCATGATTGGTGTCGCGGTTGCGCTTGCTGGCGCGTTCGGTCTTGATTTAACAGCCGAGCAGTTAAGTGTCACCCTCAGCACGTTGATCGCTGTTGGGACATTTATCGTGCGAGGGAAAGTTACACCGACACAAGAGTAGTGTGGTGTAGTTTGTATCGTGGGTAGATGGAGACGGCCCGTCGATGAGGAGGACAGTGATCTTGGCCGGACATCATTCAACACCCAGGATGTCCGATGGGTGTGCCGGAAGGCGAATCGTGTCGGCAGTTCGGAAAAGAGCGAGGCACGATTTCTGATTTCAATGGCTGATAATACACAGGTGCCTCTTGATGAGGTGGCGAAGGATTGCCAGATGACAAGTAGTGCCTACCGATATTTGCGGAGCGCCTGCGAGGGCGACGTTCAAGCGGTGTCTGGTCTTGAAAAGATTAAAGCCTTCAGGCGAAGAGTTGCTGAGATTATCTTACGCGAGTCGTATAATCGAAAGCGTAAACAGGAACATGTACACGTGAAGGCAGAACGGCCTGTTGTCCCCGCTCCTAGTCGTTTGACGCCAGTGCAGAAAATCGAACTTAAGAAGTCCTTGTATATGCGACACCTCATGAAGCGAGAACTAGATCGTGATGGTGATCTGTGATGCAAGCGGCGAGGGTGATGGCGTCTTTCTTCATGGCGTCTGTTATTCGCAGCGTCGGACGCATCCTGATAGGCATAACGAAGTGTGCAGGATGGGTCGCGGTAGCACTGTCCAGGTTCACGTTAAGTCTTGTGGTGATAGTGGCGAAGCCGTTCGAGTGACGATAGAGGGATATAGCGATGCCGGTGAATTCTCCGAGGCTTGAATATCAACACTCCCTTCCACGATGGCAGCGGTGTCGTGACTGCTTTGAAGGTAGCGATGCCGTCAAGGATAAAAGGAAGGACTATCTGCCATCGATAGCCGGTGACTACAATGCGTATCTGAAACGGGCTGAGTTCTACAACGCCACGGCGAGGACGGTCATGGGTTTACTCGGGGCTGTCTTTCGGTCTGAGCCGACCGTCACGTTTCCCTCGCAGCTAGAGGTAGACCTTGAAGATGTCACCCTGACGGCGAAGCCGATTACGGCGTTCGCCTTGGCCGCATTTCAAGAAGTGCTAATCGTTGGTCGGTTCGGGATTCAAGTTGAGATGACCGACCAGCCACCTCCAGGGATGACGACGCCACGACCGTACTGGATAGGGCGACGGGCCGAGGACATCATCAGTTGGAGGACGGTCGTTGTCGGAGGGCAGGAACGTCTCTCGCGAGTCGTGTTCTCTGAAACAGTAGAAGAGGATGATCCGAAAGACTCCTGGGTGCCTCGCTTGATTCCACAGGTTCGCGTGCTTGAACTTCTCGAACCGGAATCAAACAGTCCCGTGTATCAGATTCGCCGGTTCCGCGAAAAGCAAGGCAAGTCGGATCTTGGTGTGCTTGGCGGTGATGCATGGGAGGAAGTGGATGACCCGTTCGTGCCATTACGAAAAGGCGAGCCGTTGGATTACATTCCGTTTCAATTCTTCGGACCGAGCAGTCTCACGCCAAGCATTGACAAGCCACCGTTGTTGGATCTGGTCGAGGTGAATCTATCCCACTACAGAACCAGCGCAGATCATGAACACGGCGCACACCTGACCAGCCTTCCAACGCCGTGGGTATCAGGTGTTGAGATTGAAGGGAGTCTTGATATCGGTAGCTCAACGGCCTGGGTACTGCCTGAGCCGAATGCACGGGCTGGCATGTTGGAATACACCGGCGACGGCCTTGGATCTATCGAGAGACTAAGCGCAGCCAAGCAGGGAAGAATGGCGTCGTTAGGTGCGAGGATTATCGAGCAACCAAGGAAGGCGGCTGAGACGGCAGAGGCTCTGCGAATCCAATCATCTTCCGAGTATTCGGTACTGTCTACGATGGCTGCGGCGTTTGATCTAGGGTTGGAGCAGGTGATGTCGTGGCACGCATGGTGGGCTGGTGTCGATGAGGTTAAGGAGCAAGTATCGTTCAGCTTGAACAAGGACTTCTTTGATACACGGCTCAAGCCACAAGAGGCACAGGTACTCGTGGCGGCGTGGCAGGGTGGCGCGGTGTCACACGACACGTTGTTCTGGAACTTACAACAGGGTGAGTGGATTCAGGCGGGTCGGACGTTAGAGGAAGAGAAGGAATTGATTCACGCTGGTGATGATAATCCTGGTGGCGCGGTATCTGAATCGCTGGTCCCGTCTGATGGTGGCGGTGATGGGACCGACGACGACGACACAGACCGAGACATGGTTGCGACATATGAAGAGACTGAGGAGTAAATGCGATGATAGGTGGGTGGCTTCAGATCGGATTAAAGCTGTTGCCGTATATTGTTTCGGCAGTGCAGAGCATCGAGCGATTTTTCACCGCTGGAAAAGGCAAGGCGAAGGAAGACGCGGCTGTTGCAACCGTGCACGGGATTTTGGAGATGGTCGAGGCTGGAGCAGGGAAAGATCTCCTTGACAATCAATCCGTTCAAGATGCCGTACGTGAGGTCATGAAAGCCGTCGTCAGTCTCCAGAATATCATCGAAGACTTAGTGGATGATGACGTACCTTCCTAGCTCGATGGTGTGTAGTGGTGCGACACGAGTTGAAGGTAGCTCCAAGCTTGTCCTGGTGGGTCGGTCTTAATCGTGAAGACTTCTACGCACGTGTGAAGTATGAGTTCGAGACACGGATGCGGTTTTCTTCCTTACACATGGAATCCTATCTCGTTGAAGACCGACGATGAAGGGCGGTGAGCAGTTCACTCGATGGTTCTTTCCGGTTAAGTCTTGTCGTGTGTATGACGGCGACACCTTGATGGATCTGGTGTTGGATCTTGGGTTCGGATTGTCGTTTATGACAACGGGCCGACTATCTGGCATCAATGCTCCAGAAGTGCGCGGCAAGATGAAGGCCGATGGCATCATCTCGCGGGACTGGCTGAGACAGTCGATAGAGTCTGCGATAAGCGTCCATGTCCAGACCATCTCAGAGACTAGCAGGCGCACTCTGAAGGGCAAGTACGGACGGTGGATTATTTCAGTATGGGCTGATGGCGTGAATCTGAACGAGGAGATGGTGCGTCGTGGGTATGCGAAGAAGGCGAGCTACTAATGGGCAAGAAGCCACAGGCTACACCGCTTGGATTCTATGTGTCGAACTCGCCTGATGAGGACGTGTTCGATGTTACAAAGGCGGGCATCTATTTTCGTAAGTCTTCAGGGGCTTCATGGAGTCGCACCGACCAGTGGAACTTCGATCATCTGTGCGACGTGGAAACCGTTGACGCTACGCAAGGCGTGAGCGCGGATATCAATACGCATGACGACCGTGGTTTCGAGGTCAAGGTAAGCGCCCACGTGGGAGTCACATTGTCCGATGTCGTGAAGTGGAAGTATGTGAATCCGGACGGTAATCAAGCAACGGTGTGGGCTGGTCCGGACGGTGGACCAGGGGAAGGCGTCAGCGTAGATGTTGGTGTCTGGTACGACAAGCACGGTGACGTGCATATGAAGTTCGCGGAGTCTGGCGTGATTCCGCATATGGACTTCGGGGCAGAGGTCGTGATTAACCCGAAGACGATTCAAGATTTGACGAAACCAACCGCCGAAGATAAAGCGTTTAGTAAGGGCTTCGTTCAGGGCATCACGTTCGGGATTGCCAAGAAGTCGCCCCCCGTCTTAACGAAAGCCGTGGCAACTGTCCACAAGGTTGCCGATGATGTAGACGACTGGTTCAAGTAAGGCTGAAACGTAATGGCGCTCGAAGAAGTCACGGCTGGCATTGCACAGCCACCACCGGTCACGCAGGGTCCAGCTACAGAAATCATTTCAGGGGTGGCAGGTTGGGCCGTGCTTCATACCATCGCTGACTCTGGCGTGAGTCGTTTCGAGGCCGAGTTCGTAAAGGCTGCGGCCAGGGCATCATCAGGGGTGAATCGGGCCGCGATACAAAAGGCACTAAAGGGCAGGAACCGTCAGAAGGCGCTCCAGCTTGCGGTGGATTCGTGGAAGACACAGAGCCAGGAGTTGAAGGCGACGATTACGAAAGAACTAACGGACACCGTTGCGAAGGCGGCGACGGCGGTTAGTAAGCGCGTTCTGACGAATCCCTCGGCTATTCAATTCGACTCGACGAATCCGCTAGCGACAAAGTGGGTAAGAAGTCAGGCAGGGTTACTCACTGATGTTATCGGAGAAGACCAGGTCAAGACGATTCGTAATGTCATCGCACAGGGGTTTGAAGATCAACCGATCACAGTTACAGATAAGGTGACCGGAAAGCCGAAGACCATCTATAGGCCACTCACACCCAAGCAGGTTGAGCGTCGTGTGTTCAAGGTAATCAGCGACGTGAAGTCCAACATCGGATTGCAGTCACGGCAAGAGATTGCGCTGAAGAGATTCGAGCAGGACTTAATCAAGAAGAAGGTCAAACCGTCGCGACTTAAAAAGCGAGTGGCAACGTACAGAAAAAAACTGCTCAGGCGGCGAGCGCGGTCCATTGCCAGAACGGAGTTGATGCGTGCCTCGAACATGGGGCAACAACTACTGTGGGAGGAGTCCATCTCTCAAGGCCACCTCGACCCGAGTGTGTTTGAGAAGGTCTGGATTACGACACCAGATGATCGGCTGTGTAGCTATTGTCGATCAAAGAACGGGGATCGTGTTGGTGTCTTTGACGCCTTCAATAATCCGATAGCTGGTGGCAATGCCGAGCCGCAGCCACCGCTTCATCCCATGTGCCGATGCTCGACAGCGTTAGTGAGAAAAGGAAAGGGCGTTCAGAAGGTCAAGGTTCCGACGCAAAGCACGCCAACGACAGGGAAAATCACAAAACCTAAGAAGCCAGAGCCAGCGGTTACTAAGCCATCTCTCGGGCAACTCGCAACACAGGCCGCGCTCAAAGCTGACAAGGCCGCGATTCAGGCGGTCACCAAGGCAGCGGCACCTACGCAGCCGCACATTGGCATATCTGAGGCATGGACAAGGGACTTGTTGACTCGCAAGGTTGGTCCGCAGAAGGGGTCGAACCTTGGGGGTGTGTATGCCGATAAGGGTGGAAATAAATTCTACGTCAAGCAGTACAAGAATCCAGACCAAGCGGCGACCGAGGCTATCGCCAACAAAGTGTATCGAGAGCTTGGCATCGATGTTCCTGACAGTGCTGTTCGTTCTGTGGATGGGAAGACCTATTTCGTGTCGCGTTGGATGGATGACGTCAAGGGAACCATTGGCGACTTAGGCATGACGGCTGACGATGCCGCACAGATTCTTGATGGGTTCATCGGTGACGTGTTCACGGCTAATTGGGATGCGGTTGGAACTGGTCTTGATAATGTGGTGCGTCTATCGAGCGGAAAGATTGCTCGTATCGACCAGGGCGGGTCGTTGCTGTTTCGGGCAAAGGGGACACCGAAGCCTTCCGGCGCTCTTGGAAGGATCGATGAGTGGGAGAAGTTTATCGACGACAATCCGTATTACAAGAAGGTTTTCGATAAGGCTGGACTGAAGAGCGCAGACGAACTGGCAGAGAGAGCAATCAAACAGATCGAAGACCTCATCGCGATGAAGGGGAAGCATGGATCGTGGACTGAGTTCGTGCATAAGATCGCTCCAGAACTGATACAAACGCCGTCAGGATTCCAGAACAATCAACAGCTAAACAAGATCGCCACGATGTTTAAGCGCCGGTTCGACAAGCTGGTGGTGAAGCGTTATGAACTGAAAGGACTTACCAAGACACCAGAGGGATGGGTCAAGCTCACGGCTAAGCAAAAGGACATGGCGTACACCAAGGCCATGGCCGAGAAGAAGGCTAAGACGGCAGCAGCTAAGCAACCGACGACCATGCCGCTCAAGCTGAAGACGGCGTTCAAGGATCACGCATTTCCAATGCAGGAGGTTGGAGGAAAATATATTGCTCCGACGTTCAATCCAAATGACTTCACGGCGAAGCAGTTGAATGTTCTCTGGAAGAATAGAGACAAGCCCCCATACAAACTCGCAGACGCATTGGAGGATGCGAATTTTCCATCACCGACAGATCCAGGTTCTCTCCTATTGATATCCTTGGAGGATGCCGCGTACTACAAGAAAGCCCTGAAGCACTCCATGAAGGAAGCCGACTTACTTGAACCCGCAAGCAAGACAGCCATCAATAAACAGCTTACCAAGAGGCGTGAGGGGTGGCCGATAGCTGATGATGTCACTCGGAAACTCGGCGCGCAGTATCAACACGACGTTACCGATCACTACAAGGCTTACATGAAAAGCATGTCAACTATCAGGAAAGGGTCAATCAACGATTACACCCAACTGGAATCCAGGCCAATCAATAACTTGCTTCGTGAACGGCCACGAATTTTACAGCATGAACGACCTAATTTAAAAGATATGGACGCATCGTATTTTGACAACGAGACCCTTAATACGGCGAGGCGTGTCAGTGCGGCAATACGTGAGGCTCCAAAACCGCCTCCTCCTGAATTAGTATGGAGAGGGATCAAGTCTGATTTCCTGTCTGATTTTAAAGATGGAGATGTGTTTGATCTGAACGGCTTCCAGTCTTCATCGATTCAACCGAAGGTGGGGGCAAGGTTTGGATCTACGGTGATGGAGATTAAGCCGACTCATGGAATGTATATCAAGACGGCCAGCGAGTACTCGAAAGAGTTCGAGTTCTTATTGCCGCATAGTGCCAGGTATCGCCTTCTTGGACGCAAGACGATCAAGTTCGCTGATCCTGAAGGAAGAGTGATTGAGCGGGAGGTTCTTCAGTTGGAGATGATTCCAAAGCCTGGGGTGAGTCGCAGCCCACGAGCGGCAAAAGCCACACGCAGAGTCCCTGTGGAGCTTGAAGACTAATGGCAAGCAAGGTTCGGCCAAAGAAAGAAGCAGAAGAGTACTGGACTCAGCCAGAGGACGGCGTGGTGTTCGTGCGCCGAGACTTATCCCAATCACAAGTCGAAGCAGGGAAGGCTCGTATAAGGGCTGGCGAATCTCTGGATGATGTGGTCGATTCTTTCTACGATGAGATTACCGGAAAATCTAAGGAATAGTGGTGGGCATAACGCCCGTGGTAGAGTGGATGTTAAGCGCAACTGGAGGCTGTATCTATGGCATTGAAGTCTGTCCTTGATGGACAAGAAGAATACGAATCACTTCCTGAAGCGATACGCGATCATTACTTGGAGGACGATGGGAAGTTTTCGCTATCGGTTGATGGGGCAACGAAGCGAGAGAACGAACTCGGCGCGAAGGTAGCGGAGTTCCGCGATAACAACGTGCAACTCCTGAAAGATAAAATCAGTCTCTCGGGTCAGCTTGATGATGTGCAGTCAAGATTCTCTAACGTCGATCCACAGATATATAAGAAGCTAATTTCTGACCAAGCCAAGCTCGACAAAAAGGACGCGAAGGTTGTGACGAATTCCGATCTATCGAGTCAGATTCAGGCGGCGGTCACCAGTGCCATCAAACCGATACAGGCGCAGTTGAACGAGTCCCAGGAGCGCGAGGCGGCTGCGAAGGCCAGTCTGGAGCAGTCCACATTTCGGAATGTTGTGAATAAGGCATCGGTCGAGGCAGGAATCCGAAGCGAAGCGATTGACGATGTATTGGGTCGAGCGACGGCGGCGGGATTTCGATTACATGAGGGCAACGCTCGCATCCTACAGGACGGCATAGTGAAGTTCTCGCCAGACCGACCAGACCAGGCTTACACGATTACTGAATGGCTGGTCAGTTTACAGAGAGATGGCGGCGGGCATCTCTTCC